ATCCTGAGCGTGATGCTGTTGCCACTCTCTCCCAGGATGATGTCGCCGTCCTCGAAGCGGATGTAGTTTTCTATCTCCATGAACTGCGCCCGGGTGTTGTCGTCGTACTCGCTGACCGTCTGCTCCAGTGTCGTGAATAGGAACTCGAAGCTGTCGGACAGCTGCGTCATGCTGGTGCTGACCAGCTCCTGCACTTCGTCATTAGTGGCGAAGGTCTCGGAGACCTCCAGCTTGATGCTCTCGCTGGTCTGCTGTATCAAAGAGGCAAAGGACTGCCGCGTCTCCTCAACCGCTGCCGCGATGTTCAGGTTATACTCCGCCCGGATGTTGTGCTCAATCTGGTGCAGTTCGCTGGCGCTCTTTCTATCGCCTGCGACTCCCATGCCGGTGAGTGTCGCCTTCTCTTTTCCGAGGGTGACGGTCCCACCTGCCGGGTCCAGAAGGTCCACGGTCCTCTCAGTCAGAAGGAAGTCCTCGTCGATGCCGTGCGGCTTGCTTCTCACTCTTATCTTGTCGCCCACCTGGAAGGTGTCGATGCTCTTGTCCAGGTTTGACAAGTCCACCGCGGACAAGTTCAGGCTGGTGATGATGTTCCGGCTGTTGGCCAGATACTCCTGGGCCTTCCTCAGAAGGTTCGCCGGTTCGGTTACGTCGTCCCAGTATACCGGCTTCGAGACCACGCCGCGGTAGGCCACGGCATCCAGGTCCTGGATGAAGTCAAGCCCGTCGTTCACGCTCTCGATGGTGACGCGCGCGTTGGTCTCTTCGCCTTCGGTTTCAATCTGGGCCCCGTACGGGATGACCACTGTGGCCAGTTCGTCCTTGCCATCGGAGCGGGCGAAGTCCAGCAGGTTGCTGCCGAACTCAATCGGCTGGCTGCTGCGGTAGTTCAGCTCTGCCAGCCAGTTGACCACGCGCTGGCCGTCGGCGTTGGTGGTAAAAACAATATAACCGCCGCAGCGCTCGACCAGTTTGTCGATAACGTCCGCCACTTGTTCGGCCTTCGTGCTCTCCAGCGCGATGTAGTTGTTCGCGTCGATCACTGTAACCTCACCCGGGGCGAACTGTTTGAACGCCTCAACCTGGGCGTTGTAAAGTGTCAGCACGTGGGCGAAGATGGCCGCCGGGCCGTCCTGGTATGAGTACGGGCGCATGGTGGCATCGTGAAAGAAGCCGCGCTCGCCCTCGCAGGTGATGGTCCGGTTCTTGTAGAAGTCGTCCGCCGGGTATAACGCCCGGCCCCGGAACTCCAGGCGGCCGTTCTTGTATATCTCCACCGGGGTCCGGTAGCTTATAAAGCTGTCATAGTTTGGGTGGTCAGGCGGCAGCGTGAGGACTGCCGTGCCCGACTTGTTCAGGCCCTCCGTGTAGCTTAGGGCCAGCAGGTTGTTCGTGCTTAGGCGGCTGTCGTAAACAAGCCCGCCGTCTGCGTAGACTTGTATCATAGAACCGCCTCCCTATATGTGAATTTGAGCGCAGCCGTTCCGGTATAGGTGAGGCTGTGCTCGCCATAGTCCAGATAGATGTCCGGCAGCGCATACGTTCCGGCGCTGAGTGCCCAGGAGGCCGCACCGTAAACGAGAAGCACGTCGCCGCCCGTAACCTCCAGCAGCGGAACCATGCCGCGGCGGCCCTGGTTGACAAGCACCGCCTCTTGTGCATACTCCGCCGCTTGTAGGTTGACAACTGTCTCCGCTTGTGCATACCTCCAAGGGTCGCAGACTGCTGTCACCTGGACCGACCCGTGCGCTTCGTCGTTGTAAAGTCGGGCCACGCTGAGCCGGCCGGTGATATAGTGCGCGGCATCGTCCGGCAGGATGATGTTCATGCGGTAGCCGTCCAGCGCGTTGACCATCTGGGAGATGCGCGCCTCGCGTTCCAGTCTTGTCCCTTCGGAGCCCTCAAAGACTGCCGTCAGGGTTCGGCTGCTGTAGGTCGGCTCCCCGTCTGTGAGGGCCGTGCTGAGGTCCAGCGGCTCGCTTCGTCCTGGCACTTCGACCAGGTTCGGCTTATACACCGCAGGGCTGAGGTCCCAGCTTGCCAGGGTCCAGCGCCCGTCGGCGTGTGTGTTGTATGACCCGAAGGTCATGCTGCGTGGTGTTCTCATTACATCGCCCCCCTTGCTACCAGCGCACGCCGCTGGCCGAGTTCACTGTCGAAGCCGTTGGCTGTGGCGCCTATAAGCTTCTTGCTGTCAATAGTTAATATCTGGCCGCGCTCGATGGCTGCCAGGATGCTGTCCAGTTTGCCCAGGAGACCGGTCTCGGCAGCGCTTGCAGCGTCCGCCGTGAAGGTGTGGTTCAACTGTCTTTCAAGCGTCAGGCCGTTCATGCCTTCGGCTTCGTCGAGCATACCTTCGGCCATTTCGGTCATAGCGTCCAGCGGCTTGCCCATGTTGTCAAGTACACCCTGAGCGAGTCCGCGGTCCAGCATTTCACCGACCCAGGCCATCTCTCTGGACGGCGAATGGATGCCAAAAAAGTCCTTTATTCCGTCGAGGACATCGGAGCCGAAGCCCTCAATCTTGTCCTTGACCCAGCTGGTCATATCGTTTATACCGTTCCACAAGCCCTTGACCAGGTCGGTGCCGACCTTTTTTAGCTTACTCGGCAAGGACTTGACCCCACTGGTGACGGCGTTGAGTAATTTCTTCGCGGCGTCGGCTGCCTTTGTCTTGGCCTGGCTGCCGAACTCTGCCACCTTGTTGATGGCCTCCTTTAATATTTTCCATATCAGCGAAGGCATCGCGCTGAGCACGCTGGTGGTGGCCCGTAGAATCTGCGGCAGGTTCCGTACCAGGGCGGCCACAATCTGCGGTATGGCTTTTATAATTGCCCATAGCAGCCGCACGGCTGCGCTCAGAAGCATCGGGTGCATCTCTGCCAGCTTCGTCGTTATGGTTTCAACGATGCCTGGCACCTGCGGAACCAGCGCCTCGATAATCAACGGGATGGCCTGCACGATGGCGTTAAGCAGCTGAATCGCGCCCTCCAGTAGCACCGGTATGCAGGAGATCAACCCGTCGATGATGGTCACTACAATCTGAGGAATCAGCGGCACCAGCATCTCGATGAGGAGCGGGATGGCCTGCACGATGGCAGTCAAAAACTGCAGCGCCCCTTGTAGTAGCTGAGGCAGCGCCAGCATCAATCCGTTAATAATTGCCATGACAATCTGAGGAAGCGCCTCAATCAATGGCGGAAGTATCAGCGGAATGGCCTGGACTAGCGCCAGGAATAGGTTGACCGCGCCCTGGATGAGCTGCGGAACGGCTTCAACCAGCACCTGCACCAGCTGCGGTATCATAGCGACCAGCGCGTTGATAACCTGCGGGATGGCCTGGGTCAGCCCGTTCAATATTGAGATGGTCACCTGGTAGCCGGTAGCGACAAGCTGCGGCAGGGCCTCGATGATGGTCGTCGTCAAGGTAGTGACCAGGCTCATGGCCGTGGTGGCCAGGGCCGGCAGCATCTCGGTGAGTTTTGTCAATAGGTTCGTAAAAATGCCGGACAGCGAAGCGCCCAGGGCCTCCGCTGCGCCTTCGTCGCCGTTCAATACTCCCCGGAAGGCCTCAGCCACTCCGGTGATCCCCGGCATAAGGTCAGACAGCAAAGAAGCGCCCAGCATCTTGACGTCGGTCAGTATAGGCTCAACGGCCGCGCCTGCCTCTGCCATGGACGCCGTCCACGCTTCGTTCGCTTCGTTCGCGCGGATGAGCTCCGCGTTGGTTTCTTTGTATTTTTCAGCGGCCTCAGAATAAAGGCCGTTTAGTGTCTCAGTGATGAGCGCCTGGCGTTCCTGCTCAGTGCTGCACGCGTCAAGCTGCGCCTGGAACTGTTCCTCGTTCACGCCTGCCCAGTTGAGTGCATCGGCCAGGCCCCCGGTGAGTGCTCCGGTCTTTGCGGTCTCGTTGGCCGCTTCGGTCAAGCCCTCGATTGGAAGAGATGCCCCGAAGGTCGCATAGACGCCCGTGCAGATGTCCGTCCACTTCTGGAGGTCCTGCTCGTTGTCGGTCAGCTTTGCCAGGTGGTTCGACGCTTCGACCGCCTGCTCAGTTTCACCCAGGACGCCCTGGAGTGTCTTATAGGTGGAAGCGGCTGCCTCGGAGCTGTGGCCTGCTGTAGTGAAGGCCGTGTCCAGCTTGCCCATCTCGGTGCGGTATTCTCTTGTAGACTCAGCCGCGCCGACCAGGGCCCCACCGGCTGCAACAAGTGCACCTGCCACGGCAGCAAGGCCGCCCTTCGCCAGGCCTCCCAGCTTTGAGCCCAGGCCGTCGCCAGCGTCGCCGGCTTTGTCCGCCGCGTCCGCCATTTCCTCGAAGCCGTCCGCTGCATCCTCGGCGCCTTTTTTCGCCTTCTTGGTGTCGTCCTTAGCTTTGTCAGAAGCGTCGCCCAGATGGTTAATAGCGAAGGCCGTCTCCCCTGCTGCTTTTTCGTAGCCGCTGAGTTTCTTGGTCGTGGCTATGATTTCACGCTGGAGCGCTCGAACCTGCTCCTCGGAGGCTTCCCCGCGTTCAAACTGCGCCTGGACCTGACGCTCCGCGTCTTTCAACGTGTCGAGCTTCTTGCGGGTATTCTCGACCGCATCCGCCAGCACCTTCTGCTTCTGTGCAAGCAGGTCGGCGTTCCCTGGGTCCATTTTTAACAGCTTGTTAATCTGGCCCAGCTCGCTGGACAAGTCGCGGCTTTTCTTCTCGACATCTTCCAAGGCCTTGCCCAGTTTGGTGGTGTCGCCGCCTATTTCGACGGTCAAGCCTTTAATTGTTTTGTTTGCCATTTCCGGCGCCCTCCTTTCCTAGTTTCCGTCGGAGCGCGGCGCGGTCTGGCTTCGTCTGTTCCATCCTCCAGGCGTTGTCCAGGTACTTCTGGCCCGCCTCGGATTGGCTCAGGTAGTTAATAAAAGCATCGCGGCGGTAGGTCAGATACTCCACGTAGTCCAGACGGCCCACCTGGAGGAAGTTCAACCCGGTGTAATTTGCCACCAGATGCTTATACCATGTCGTGCTCCGGTATTTGTGCCCGCCCGTTTTGTCCGCCATCGGATAAAACGGGAGCATTAGTTTTTTGCGCTGTTAATTTCCTGAATAAAATCAAGATAGACTTTCACGAAGACCGTGGCCTCGTATAGCTTCATGCCGTACCGGTCGCGAAGGTCCTCGGCCGTGAACTGCTGCCCGATGAGGTTGCAGCTCATAAGCTGCGCGATCAGTTCAAAGAGTGCCTTGACAGTCGCGCCCGTGTTGTCGTTTATGACTTTTTGAAGCTCAGCCGACGCGGCCATGAGGCGCTCCACCAGTTCCTCGGTCGGTGTAGTTAATCGCACGACGGTCTTCGCTTCGTCCTTCAATGTTATTTCGAGCACCGGGCGCTCCAGTGCGTTGAAATCTAAAGTTTTTACCATGTGGGTCTTCCTCACTTTCTTGGAATATTAAAAGAAAAACGGGACCTGGCTGGTCCCGTTTTAGAAGTTATTATGCTGCGGGAATTTCTTCCACCATAGTGATGAGCGTGCCCTTGTCGTCCTGCGGGAGTGCTTTGAACTCCGGCTCGACGATTGTGCCGGCATCCGCTGCAAAAGTCAATGTGAAGCCTGCCGTGTTGCGTCCACGGATGAGCACCCACAAGTTGCCGTCCTTCTTGTCTTCGTGCGCGAAGCACACAACCCACTCCTTGCCCTGGGAGTTGCCAGCGCCTCCGATGTTGATGGTGCGCTTGCCGTCTGCTTCCGTAACGGTGCAGCGGTCTGCCAGATGCTTCAAGGTGTTGCCGTTCCAGGTCAACAAGCCGAGCTTCATGATCGCCTCTTCTGCTGTGGTGATGACTTTAGAAACGTAGCCGAGGTCGTCCTTCTCTTCGTATGTCTCCTCAGTGTAGGACAGCTCAGCTCCTCCCTTTGTGTAGCCGAGCAGGTTCTCAGCCACGCAAATCTCCTCGATGGTTGGCATTTCGCCAGTAAATTCCATAATATACGGCTTGCCGGCTCCGAGTGTGATGTTTTCCTTTGCTCTCTTTGCCATGGTTTCTACCTCCTTAATTTTTAATAATATAACTAAAAGTATAAATAACCTGGTACCTCTGCTCTTTTTGGAGCCAGTACCGGTCCTGCTTTTCCCACCTCAGCCCCTGGGCGTCAATGGCTTCCTGGATTGCTTCCTCAGCTGCGTCGTCCGGGTGTGGTTCGTAGACCTCCAGGGTGATGTCGTGGGTGAATATCCGGTTGATGCCGTCCGGGCCGTCTGTGGTCACGTCGTCCATATATACGACATACGTGCCGGCCGGTGGCTGTAAAAATCGAGACCGACGGAAGGGCAGGCCTGCCGCGGTCAAAATGTCCTTAATCATTGGCAACCGCCTCCTCGATGTCTTTCTCATACTCTGGCAGCACCTGGTCGAGCGCATCCGCAAGGAACGGGTCGCCCTTAGTTCGGCCGCCGTCTTTGGTGGCGTGGCCGTGAACCAGCAGGTGCGTCAGTCGGTGGTCTGGTGCTTTCACGTGCCAGGTGAAGGACTTCATGCCGTGACCGGCGTCCGTTTCCTTGGCCGCGATGTTCTTCTTGAAGCTGCCACGCTCACCCACCGGCGCCGTGGCCTTGGTCTTCTTGACCAGCTTCTTGATGGCTGACCGGCCGCACTCGTTCACCTTCTCGGTGACTTCCTTCCGGTACGTCGTCAGCTCTTGGGAGATGGCGGCGCCCAGGTCGGTCGGTTTGATATTCTTACTCATAGAACTCACCCACCAGTCTGATGGTGCGGTGCTGCTCCATGTAGTCGTCGTAGTCTATCACCTTAAAGGTGCGGCCACGATATAAAACGCGGTACGGCTGCGGGCTGTAGTTGATGTCCTCCAGCGCCTTAACATACCGGAGCTCGAAAGTCAAGCGCGCCTGGTACTGGTCAGCGCCGGCGCTCATGGCCGTGCCGCCTCCGGTCTTGTTGACCTTGGCGTGCAGGTTCTTCTCGAACGCGTCCGCCCACTGTTCAGTGTCCGGGTCCTGGACTTGTATCATTATAGGCTTGTCATAAACTGCCACTAGCCCTCACCCCCTGCCGCTTCTTTCGCTGCCAGAAGCTCCAGGCGAAGCTGCCACTCCATGGTGTTCACCAGCTGCCTGGTGGCGCCGCTTACCTTTGCGCTGACGCCTCGGTCGCTGTATAAGTCGTCGGCGTATATCTTCACCAGTTCGGCCACTCTCGGGTCGTCCGGGAGATACTGTTCAACGTCGGCGCCTATGGAACCGTGAAGCACCTGCACGGCGGTGTTCAGGGCGCTCCGGACGTTCCTGGTCACTTGTTCGTCCGCGTAGTCAATGCCGAGGTAGTCCATCACCTCGTCAATAGTTGGCATCATGCGCTCCGCCTCCTTTGCTTAAAACTGACCGGCGGGCCCATTATAGACCCGCCTGGTCGTTACCGTGTCAATTAGGAAGCAGCAGACGCGGAGAAGGAGCCGTAAATATAAGCGCTTGTGTCGGTGCTCATAACGTCGAAGCCTTCAATCACGCGGAGGCAGTTCTGGTTCTTGCCGAACAAGTAGTGCTCGGAAACGTTGAACTCTAACGCCTTGTGCTCCACAAATGTGGCGCCGGCCTTTGTGCTTCCGTAAATCATAGGGAAGTGAGTCGCGTCAATGTTTGGAAGCTGAGCATCCGGGAACACTTCAACGCGAAGACCCTGGAAGAGTTTCTCTGTAGGGTTTGCAGGGTTCGGCTGCAATACTGGGCGGCCGTCGTTGTCTTCCTCCTCATCCAAGCAAGCGAAGCCGGACTGGTTTGTGATGATGACGCCATCAATTAAGCAGGACGGGTCAAGGTCCACGGTGATGGACTTCTTGAAGGCCTTCCAGCCTGCGATGGCCTTCGGTGTGCCTCCGTTGTAGCCTGCCTTTAATGTTGCGAAGATGCTGCCGTTCTCTGTAATGATTGCATTACGAAGGAACCAGCGGTTAATATAACCCATGAGCCCAGCCTTCTCAGCTCCTAACAAGATGCGAGAAATTGGGATGAGCTTGCCGAAGTGCTTAATCGCGAACTTGATCGCCTTGAACTTCGGGTTTGTTTCTGTTTCGATTTCTGCACCGTCCTCGAACTCAACAAGACCGGCAGGAGCGCCGTCTTCGTAGTTCACGGAACCAGCAAGGGCGTCTGTTGTCTCAACTGTAACGAGATGCTTCGCGCTCTTGTAAGTCTTGCGGAGCTCATTGATTTCGGCTTTTACGTCTTCCGGGATGAGCAAGTTCTCACCGTCAGCAGCTCCGTCGCCAGTGATGAGCGCCTTCTCTGTGTTGTCGAGCTCTTTTCTTGTCAGCATCTTGGCGATGGCCTTGAAGCCGCTGGCCTTCTTTGGCTCTGCTGGTGGCTCTGGAACGCCTGCCTTGTTGGCTTTCTCCATACGTTCCTCAATGTCGAACTCCTTCTGGAGCGCGTCCACTTCGTCGAGTAACGCCTCAACCTGCGCGAGGTCCTTTGTGTTTTCGTCTGCTAACAAGGCCTTCGCTTCTTCTGTCTTCTGTGTGATTTTTGTCTGTAATTCACGCATTTTCTTATTCATTTCGTGATCCTCCTTTAAATATAAAAATTATTTTTTGCAGTAGATGCGCCCAGTCGAGCGCGGAGCTGCAACTCTTTGATTTTGTCCGCCGGTGCCTCTTCTGGCTCCTCCGGTGGTGTGGCTGGTTCGTCTTTTTCGTAGACGGTCTCGCCGGTGTAGCTTTTACTTACTCCCGCAGCGCGCTGCGCTGGAACTGCCACAAGACTGAACTCGTAGGCATCCTTAACGCCGGACAGCGTAAAGGTGCAGACCTCCTGGCCGCCTTCCTTGTCGTAGCTCTTGCCCGGCCAGTGCCGGCAGTAGCTCTTGACGTTGTCGGTGCCGCAAATGGAGCAGATGCTGCTAGAAGGCGCGAAGCCGACGCTTCCTTCCTTCTTGATGCCTCCCTTGATTTCTGCAATCAGGTCGGCGTTGCCTGCGGTGCGTACCATGTAACAGTGCGCCACTAACTGGGTGTAGAGTTCGCCGGACTTTGTCGTCTTGGAACCCTGCACCAGCTCTGTCTTATAGATGCGGGCCACCTGGCCGTCAGTGCTGTGAAGGTGGTCTTTGATGACCGTCTTGCCCAGGTACAGCTTCTGCATATCCTGCAACGCTTTGATGGTGAACCGGTCGAAGGCGCGGTCCACTTCGTTGTCGCAAAGGACTGCCTTGAACGTGAAGACCTCCTCGGCTGTCAGGGCCACGGGTGCCAGCTTGTTGATGGCTTTGAGGTCGTCGTCTGCGACCTCCTGGGTCGATAAGCTGGCGGCCTTCTGCATCATGCAGGCGGTGCTAAAATCTCTTTTATTGTCTGTTTCAGCCATGCCTTGTCCTCCTCTCTCGATATATTTGTATATTGCGCCCCAGTGTACTGCACCGGGATGCTCGCACCGTTGCCCAGGAGCTGGTCGCCGCCGTCTTTTGCCGGCAGGTCAATCTTTTCGCGGGCTTCGTTCGGTGTCATCAGGAAGTTGCTGACCGCTGCGCTCAGTGTTTCAATTTGCGTTTTCTGGTCAGCTCGAAGCATCACGCCCGTGTTGAACTTGGCGTGGAAGCCGTTGGCCTCTTCTTCGTCGCTTAATAGCTTGTAGCCGATTTCCTCCTCGTACTGCTTCACGATAAAAAGAAGCGTATCGACCAGGAAGCTCAGCTGCTGCGCCTCAGCGCTTGCGTAGCTGCTCTTTGTGTAGTCACCCACCTGGTACGGCTTGACGCCGAAGGCGCTGGCAATCTGTAACGCGCTGTACTGTTTAACCTCCAGGAACTGGCTGTCCGCCAGCTTCATGTTGAGCGGTGTCAGGCTGAACCCGTACGGGATCGGGATGCTCGCGCCCTTGCCCTTCTTGCCCAGCTGGTAGTCCTCAATCTGTTTGAGGAGCGTCTGCACGTTCGTGTCGTTCAGCCCGCCCGTGTATTGCAGCACGGTCTTGGCTGTCATGCCGCTGTCGTACATCTCGTTGACCATCTTCTGGGCCTTGATATTGCCCTGGATGGTCGCGGCCAGCTGCTCGCGCACGCTGACGCCGACAAGTCCGTCGACGGTGTTATGGCTCTTGAAGTGCAGGACCTCCTCGGAGCCTAAAATGGCCACGCCTTCCGCGGTGGTGTACTGGTAATAAACGTCCGCGACGGTGTCAAGCCTGCGGGCGTCGTCGTAGTACACACGAACGGCGCGCGGGTCCATCGGCCACAACTGTGGTCTGTTTGGGTTCCTGGTATCAATCCACGCGTAGGCGTTGCCGTAGTGGTTACGACATAGCTCCATGGTTGACCAGAAGACGCTGGCCGTCATGTAACGGTTGGGCCGCTTGTTTAGCATCCTAAAATAGGGATGCTCGCGGGCGGTGCGGATGCCGTCGCCGTCTGTGAACTGCTGCAACTTTAGCGGCAGCTTGCCGATGCTCTCGCTGAGCACTTTCAGGCAGGCGTAGTAGGTCGCCTCGCTGAGTGCCGGCCCTTTGACGTCATGCACGCCCAGGAACTCCAGCAGCTGGTTCAGGCTCATGCTCTCCGATGTGTTTGCACTCTTGCCCCGGAAGGCCCTCACGGCTGCCTTGGTTCGGTCAATTATTTTCATGTTGTTTCCCTCCTTACTCCCAGCCCATCATGGCCAGGAACTGGTCAAGCGCGTCGCTCACTGGGATGTCAGGCTCTCCGCCCGTAGTCATAAGCATGAGCGCGTGCGCGTCAATAAAGGCGTCCACCGGGTCAATACGTTTGAACCGGACGCCGGGCTTCTTGTCGACCTTTATCTCCTCGAAGCTGTTGCGGACGATGGCCGCGTTCGTCATGGACCAGGTCAGCAGCTCGTTGCGTTCGTCGTACTCGAACTGGCCGCCCTTGGTCAGCAGCTGCACGGCCACCGTGGCGTCGTTCAGGTTCCGGGCGCTCTGGGTGATGGTTACGACCGGACAGCCGAAGGCCTCCAGGTCCTGCATCACTCCGGCCGCGTTGTGTGGGTCGATGCCGATGCCCAGGAAGTTCAGGCCGTACTGCTCGCGCAGCTCCGCCAGGTGCTTCACTATGAACTTGTAGTCGTTCATAAAGTCCGAAGCGCCGCCGGTGACTGTTATCAGTCCGGCGCCTTCCCAGATGTCGTACGGTGCCAGGTCCGTCTCGATGTGCTCCTCCAGACGTCCGCGCGGCATGAAGCTGTGGCTATACACATAGAAGCGCCCGCCGTCAAGCGGGAACTCCAGCGCCAGGGTGGTCAAGTCACCACCGCTTGACAAGTCAAGCCCCACCCAGCAGTCGCGGTACCCGTCCGCCGTGATGTCGGCCAGGGTGCGCTTAGTCGCGCAGGCCTTCCAGGCATCCGGGTCAATGAACTGGTCGTCCGTGTTTTTCACCCACATGTTGAGGTTCTTGCATAGGAAGTCCGCCAGCTCCATGCCGCCCATATCTCTGGCAGTTTGTGCATCCTGCCGGAGCGTCGCCAGACGCTCAGGGTCGGCGCAGGTGAACGGGCAGGCCTTCGGCCAGTTCTCCTCGTCCCAGATGTCGTCGCCTTCATCCAGGCAGTAGATGTCAATAAAAAAGTCCTCCGCGGTCGTGAGACCTTTGAGGACCTTGACGGCATAGTCGTCCATCTCCTTGCAGAAGCTGTTCAGCTGTTTGCCTCGCGTGGTGATCATGCTCACCAGCGTCTCAGGCAAGGAGCGCGTGCCGTTGTATATTGCTTTATAGACGCCGTTGTCTTTGTGCTGGTGTATTTCGTCAATACTTGAAAAGATGGACCGGAACCCGTCGTCCAGACCAGCCTCACGGCTCAGCGCCTCGATGGTGCAGCCCGTGTTCATCGCGATGATGGTGCTCTTGTAGTCCTTAACGTCAAAGTAGCCGTCCGGGTTGGTCACTTTGTTGTATTTGAGGTCCGGGTCGGCCTGCACAAACTTGGCCATCTCCTCCCACGCCAGCTTCGCCTGCCGCTTCTTAGTCGCGGCCGTGAATAGCTTGCCGTGGTTGTACCCGGAGAAGCCCGCGATGTATGGCCCCAGGATGCCGTTCTCCATCGTCTTGCCCTGCTGCCGGCTTATAGACTTATACCGGCGGCGGAAGCGTCGGCAGTCGTTGACCACCTTCTTCCACCCGAAGGTGCAGCCGATGTCGAACGCCTGGCAGCCCATGAGCACCAGCGGCTTCGGTTCGGCACCCTCGGCCAGCGTCAGGGTCTCAGCGTAGTCGAGGACGCGATGCGCAGCCGCTTCGTCCCAGTAGTACGGGAAGGCCTCGGTGCGTTGCCGCTCCAGGTCCCGCAGGTGGCGCTTGCACGCCAGCTGGTGGAGCAGGCCGCAGCGCAGACCCGTGTCCGGGTAGCGCCCGGTGCGTGCCACGTGGCGCGCGTATTCTGTCACGCGGTCGGTCATTTATCCCACCACCTTCGTGAACTTGCTGAACTTGTTGGCCTTTGGCTCCTCTTCCTTGACCGGAACCTGGAGCCTGCACCGGCTGGAGATTGTCAGGCCCAGGTCCCTGGCCGCTGTCTGCGACTGCTTGAAGTAGCGGTCCTGGCGCTTGTCTGCCAGCTCCACCAGGTTCGTCCAGGTCGCCAGGTCTACGAAGTAGCCCTCGGCCTCTTTGTCCTTCGGTCTGTCTTTCTCTAGCTTGCGCAGCTCTTTGACTGCTGCCTCGTACAAGCTCTGCGCGGTGATGTATCTCGCCAGGGCGTCGACGTCCGTCTCGCCCATGATCTTGATTTTTTGCAGCTGCCCGGCTATCTTATTAAATTGCTTTTTCTGCGCGGCGGTGAGGTAGCCGGGCGCCTCGATGCCGTCCATGCAAGGCTGCACTTCCTCAGCCGTCCGCCGCCTTATCTCTTCTTTTGTCAGGTGCTTCCGGCCGTTCGCCTGCACCAGTCCTATCGGTTGACGCTGTCCTGCCATCTCGGGTCCCTCCTTTCAGCGCCGTGGGGAGTTTTTGCCGTAAATCAGTCTTTCTGTGGCCG